CGCGAAGACTGCAAGGATCTCGTTAACTTTATCCGTCTGTCGTGGCACCTGGTCGAGCCTGGAGCTGAATACGTTCACTCTTGGCACATAGACTTCTTGGCTGCTCACTTAGAGGCAATCACAAACGAAGAAGAGCTGGACGACGGATCGCTTTACAATCGCCTGCTGATTAACATTCCGCCAGGCACGATGAAGAGCTTACTCGTTAACGTGTTCTGGCCCGCGTGGGAGTGGGGGCCGTGCAACATGCCTCACTTGCGCTATATCTGCGCCAGCCACAACCAAGAGCTTGCAGTGCGCGACGGCTTGCGTATGCGCCGGCTTATTGAGGATCCTTGGTATAAAGACCGCTGGCCTCACGTCGAGCTCACGCGTGATCAAAATCAAAAAACCAAATACGAAAATACAGCCCTTGGCTTCAGGCAGTGCTCCGCGTCGAACTCAATCACTGGCGCTCGTGCCGACCGCGTGATCATCGACGACCCGCTGTCTGTCTCTGACGCCATGTCGCAGCAAGTCAAGGACACGGTCAATACGTGGTTCTGCGAGGCGGTGCCCACGCGTCTCGTTTCGCCAAAGCGATCGGCCATCATAGTGATCATGCAGCGCCTGGCAGAGGACGACGTCAGTGCCACCATCATTGAGCGTGGCCTGCCATACGATCACATCATGCTGCCCATGCGCTACGACCCGTCGCGCGCCATGCCGACGATGCTTGGCATGGAAGACCCGCGGTCACGGCCAGGAGAGCTTTTATTTCCCGCCCGCTTCCCGATAGACGTCGTCGAGCGCGACGAAGAGATCATGGGAAAGTGGGCCACCGCGGGTCAGTTTGCCCAGGCACCACAGCCGCGTGGCGGTGGCGTCATCCTGACTGAGTGGTGGCAGATGTGGGACAAGCCGACATACCCGCCATTTGATTACATTGTCGCCGCAGTGGACGGGGCATACACCACCAAGACAGAGAACGACCCGTCCGCCATGACGGTTTGGGGCATATGGACGGGAGGAGACCAAACTGCGCAAGTCACGCGGACCTACACGCCTGACGGCATGATGGCGTCACTGGAGCGCACGTATAAGCAAGAGCACCCAAAGTGTATGCTGATCTACGCCTGGGCTGAACGCCTAGAGCTCCACGAGCTTGTCGAGAAAGTCCGCGAGACAATGAATGACTGGCGCGTAGACAAGCTTCTGGTCGAGAACAAGGCAAGCGGGTATAGCGTTGCGCAAGAGCTGCGACGCGTTTATGGTTACGACGATTTCGGTGTCCAGCTGATGGATCCTAAGGGGCAGGACAAACTAGCGCGTCTCTACAGCGTGCAGCATTTGTTTTCTGATGGGTTGATCTACGCGCCAGACAGAGAGTTCGCGCAAATGGTGATCGACCAGGTCGCCGTGTTTCCTAAAGGCCGTCATGACGATCTTGTCGACACGACTAGCATGGCGTTGCGGCATCTGCGCGACATCGGGCTCCTCGTGCGTGGCGTTGAATGGACAGCGGAGGTCGACAACAGTAGAGTGCATGTTGGCTCTGCGCCGGAGCCGCTCTATCCAGTATAGCAAAGAGATAAACATGATCTTAGCAAACGCCATTGTGGACGTGCTGCATAAGGCAGCGCCAGCATCAAAAGAACTTAGTAGGTTTCGCGTAGAGGTTTGGGGCAAAGAACCCCACGACTATGTGCGCGTCTATGAGATTGCCGCAAAATCTGATAATCTGGCGGCTCGTGAGGGGCTTGACCGTTTCGTTGAAGAGATTGGGAAGCTTGTAGAGAAGCAAGGCGATTAATCATGCCTATGACACCGGGGCTTAATCCAAATATCCGCATGCCGCAGGAGGAGCCCCAGGCGGGCCTTGGTGCCGCAGAAGACATCCTCGTTGAGATTGAAGAAGGCAAGCCAGACCGTCAGCTAGACGACAAGGGCAATGTCATCCGCATTGAGCACGAAGACGGCTCTGTCAGCATATCGCTGGATGGGCGGGCGGTCGAAGAGACGTCAGAGGCAGAGCGTGCCCGCGAATGGTTTGAGAACCTGGTCGACGACATCGACGACGGGGCTCTTGGCACAATCGCCGACGAACTGCTCCGTGGCGTCCAGGACGACATGGATAGCCGGCAGGACTGGATTGAAGACCGCGCGCAAGGCATCAAGCTTCTTGGCCTCAAGATAGAGGTCCCGCAATTGCAAGGCGCGGCAGACGGAGCTCCAGTCGACGGCATGAGCCGCGTGCGTCACCCGCTACTGCTTGAGGCAGTGCTGCGCTTCCAGGCCAACAGCCGCAGCGAGATGCTGCCGACAGACGGGCCGGTCAAGGTCCGCGTTGACAGCGTCAATACGTCAATTCAAGAAGACAGCTTGGCAGACGCATTAGAGAAGGATCTTAATCATTACCTGACCGCGGTTGCCAAAGAGTATTACCCAGATACTGACCGCATGTTGTTCATGCTAGGCTTTGGCGGCACGGCATTTAAGAAGGTTTACTTCTGTCCGTTGCGCGGACGTCCAGTCAGCGAGACGGTCGACGCTGACGACCTGATCGTCAATAACGCCGCGACAACATTGGAAGACGCAAAGCGCATCACACACCGCGTCTACATGCGATCATCAACAGTAAAGCGTTTGCAGATCCTTGGCGTTTATCGCGACATTGACTTGTCCACGCCGCGCATGGAGCAGAAAGACGCCGTGCAGCGTGAGAAAGCAGACCAGCAAGGCATATCTGTTGAGGCAGCAAATCCAGACGATCGCGACAGAGAGATCTACGAGATCTATTGCGAGTTAGATATTCCTGGCTTTGAGCATAAATATAAAGGAAAGATTACAGGACTTGAGATCCCTTATCGTGTTACAATCGATGTGTCGACCAGACAGATCCTTTCGATTGTAAGGAACTACGATGAGCCAAACGGTGAAGAAGGCAACGAGCTGCCTGAAGCGCGCAGCAACTTCGTCAAGTTCACATTTGTTCCAGGCTTGGGTTTTTATGACATTGGTCTCTTGCACATTCTTGGCAATACGACTAACGCCGTAACCGCCGCATGGCGAGAGATGCTCGACGCGGGAATGTATGCGAATTTCCCCGGCTTTCTCATGGCCGACACGGGCGCGAGACAAAACACCAACATATTCCGCGTGCCTCCGGGCGGCGGAGCATTAGTGAAGACGGGCGGACTGCCAATCAGTCAAGCGATCATGCCGCTTCCTTACAAGGAGCCGGGCCAAGCGCTGATGAACTTAGTTCAAAATGTTGTCGAGACTGGCCAGAGGGTTGGCGGCACAAGCGAACTGAATGTTGGCGAGGGCAGGCAGGATGCGCCTGTAGGCACAACACTGGCGCTCATCGATCAAGCGACAAAAGTATTAAACGCCGTTCACAAGAGAATGCATTCGGCGCAGGCAGACGAGTTCCAGCTTTTGGTTCGATGCTTTCGGGAGCATCCAGACAGTTTCTGGAAGAAGTTAAAGGGACCGTCGCTTCAGTGGAACGAGCAGATCTTTTCTCAAGCGATCAACAATTACGAGCTAGTGCCGCAGGCAGATCCGAATACAGCGTCACACACGCAGCGCGTGATGAAGGTCATGGCGCTCAAACAATTGCAGCAATCAAACCCTGGGATGTTTGACGCTATTGCAATTGACCGCGCCGCAATGAAGGCAATTGGCTGGAGTAATCCAGAGCAATTTATGGCCGCGCCTCAACCGCCTCCACCGCCACCGCCTGAGCTTATGGTTGCAATGGAAGAGATCAAGGTTAAGCAGCAAGACGCGAACACCAAGCAAATGCTTGCGCAAGCCAAGATTGCAGAGACGCAAGCCAACATTGCAAAAGACGGTCAAGGACAGCAAGGCGTGCCGCTTGACCCGAACAAACTGATTGACGCGCAACTGAAGCAGGCAGAGCTGAAGCAAAAAGACGCTGACCTGCAGATGAAGAAAATGGACATCATGTCGGACATGCGCACCGAAATGATGAACGACAAAGAAAACGCGCTGGACAATTGGAACCGTCGCAAAGACCGCGAAAGCGCTGAACGCATTGCGGCAGTTAAACTTGCGCAAGACGTGATGAAGACGCCTAATGGTCTTCAGATCATGAAGAAGGTTATTGACCCGAACATGATGAAGGTCCTTGAGAGTAAAGAAGACGAACCGCCGTTTGAGGGTCAATAATCATGGACGATCTATCGGAGAAGCCACAAGACGGATTGACGGGCGAAGTATCGTTTGGCCCTGACGACCCGCAGGTTCAGGCACGGTCGGCCTACGACGTGTCTCCGATAATCGATCAAAATCTTTACAAGACCGCCAGCGCCGCGCTGGAGAGAAATAGAGACAGACCATTTTCTAGCGCGCATGAGTTCGTTCAGCATCAGCTAAACAAAGACGAGCCGCAGCTGCCGCAATACGACCGTGAGGCAGTGAAGGCGTGGCAGGAGGGCGCAAAAGGTCTTGGCCATCTCGCCGCGTATAACATCCCAGTCGTAGGTGAAGGATTAGCGCTATACGACATGGCGAATGCGGTTCATGACATTGCGTCGCCGGAGTTTCGTGAGGCAGTAAATAAAGGCGATTATCTAACGTCAGGGCTGGACGTGGCTAACCTTGCGTTGTCAGCCCTTGGCGTGCCGTGGAAGGCTGCTAAAGGCGCAGCTCAGAGCGTTGGCAAGGCTATCCTTGGCGCACCGGGCAAGGCAGCAGCGGCAGGTGCAGCCGCAGCCGCAGGCATGACGCCAGAAGACGCAGAGGCAAGCTTCTTTAGTAAAAGAGCATTTATGTCTCCCGCTATTCAAAAGGCAATGAGAGAGGCGGAGGCGGCTACTCTCATACACGGCAGAAATCCTCACGAGGTTTTCAAGGAACACGGATGGACGCCAGATCCATCTGGTCACATGGTTAGCGAACTGTCGGATGAGGGCGCAAGAATAATTCCAGAAGGACTTGAGAAGTTCAGGGCTGGGAATACAAATCTATCTCTGGGAGACGTATTGTCTCACCCTGATTTGTTTGACCTTTATCCGTCTTCCTATTCTACAAAGCTCACTCCGTATCTTCCACGGACAAACCCGGAGAAAGAGCGTGGATATTTCAATGCCACAGGGGATCAGATTGGCTCTAACATACGACTGAGTGAAAGAGACTTGCTGGAAAATTTACTTCACGAGCATCAGCATCGAATACAGCGCGTTGAAGGCATGTCTCCCGGTCAAAACTCAGAAGACTTTCAGCGTGCTCATCAATCAATAATGATCCCGCTTGAGGAAAAATTGCGGTCCATGCAAGGCGCTATTACGCTCCGATCGCTAATGAAACAAAACCCAGAATTAAGCGATCCAATATCAGCAATTATGTTTGCCAAGCAGCATAATATAGACATTGGCCCTCAGCCGTTGCCTTATGTAAAGAAAGATATAGAAAGTCTTTTCGACGACATGAGGGACACTCAAAATAAAATTGTTACTGCAAGACAGACTGCCCCAGATCCATTTCAAGAATATCTTAGGTCATTAGGAGAATACACAGCCAGGCTGCCTGGAGAGCGTCTGGGCATGTCCGCGGCAGAAAGAAGAAACGCCTATCCATTTGATCCGGACTATCCAGTTATTGTTAGGGCCCCAGCGCGTGACTTAATGCATCAAGTTGCAAATCCAAAGTGGGAAGCAGAGCGAGACCGTGCTGTTGAGTTAGCCAGAGAGTTGCAAAAAAATCCGATCCCACACAAAGACAAAGGCGGCGCAGTCGCTAAACTACTTGGCAAACTTATGCCGCCAGGCTCTGGCTACGCCGCGGGTGGTGCTATCCCACGCGCTGACGACGAAGCTTTCTTCCGCCGCCTGGCGCTTTGGACCTACTCAGTCGCGCCATTGTTTTCAGGACGCCAGGCGTTAGCAGAAAGACGCCGCGGGTATGACAAAGGCGGAGCTATAGCCAAAGCAATTACGCCGATTAACTATCAAGATCTTTTTAAAAGCGGTGAAAGGTCTATGGAAGACCTTGTATCTGACCCAGTGGCATGGTCGGCATTCCCTAGAGACAATGAATACGGGGCCCTTGAAGGGCTGTATAAAAGACTTGGGTTAGAAAGCGGACTAACGCCTGCACAAGCCCAGGCGTCTGCATGGGTAGGCGGCCATGATATCACTGGCCTTAAGTCAGACGAGACAAAACCATTTCTTGGGTTCTTCCAAGATAAAATCTACGACACGGCGCGTAAAACAAATATGGACCCGCAAGACGTATTAAATAGTTTCATTCAGGAAAAAACGTCTCTTCGTAAAGACGGCGGCTCTGTTATTGATCACGCACTTGATGTAGTATCCAACATTCCGCATAGCGGAAAGCGGGACGCCGCTTAATATCTGGCCGGAGAAATTGAATGTATGAGATGGCAAAAAAGGGCCGTGAGGCCATGAAGTCTAAAGCCCGCCGATTGGCAGGCGAGAAAGACCAAAAGGTCGACAGCTCTGACTGGTCGCCCGCGCCTCCGCTAAATGCGGAAGCAAAGACTGGCATGCGCCCAGTATCTCGCCGCACCTATAAGAAAGGCGGCAAAGTTGTTGGCCAAGAGGCACGCAAGCGCGCTGACAAGCCATCTCGCGCAACGGGCGGTGAAATTGCAACCGCAATGATGAACAAGAATTTAAAGGAAGCCAACGAGAAGCGCGATGGCGTAAAGCACGTCGGCGCTCTTAAGCATGGCGGCAAAGCTAAATATGCCACGGGCGGTGGCATCAAGGACAAGAAAGCGCTTGGCGCAATCGACCCAACGCCAGTTCGTTCAAAAGCTGAGCACTATAAAAAAGGTGGGATGGTCAAAAAAGCAGGCGGTGGTGGCAGCTGGCTTGAGAAAATGGTTGGCAAGCCAAAGACCGGCAGCGACATGAGCCAAGTCGGAAAAATGGGCACTGCACGCTACAGCCAAGAAGACAAAGGAGCTCTTGACCGCGCTCTTCGAGAGAACGACGCCCTTCCGGCTCCAGCAGAAGCGGCAGAAAGCGCTGCACGCACGGGCGACAAGCGCGGCGGCATGGTGAAGCGTAAAGCTCACGCTAAGGGCGGCAAGACGGAAATGCATCCCGACGAGCGTGAGGATCGTTCACTCGTAAAGAAAATGGTTAAGAAGACCGCACTGACCGGCAAGAAAGATGGCGGTGAAGCTGGCGGTAAGTGGATCCAGAAGGCTATTAAAAAGCCAGGAGCTCTTCACAAGCAGCTTGGCGTGCCAAAGGGCGAAAAGATACCTGAAAAAAAGCTTGAGGCTGCAGAGAAAAAAGGCGGCAAGCTTGGCAAGCGCGCCCATTTAGCTGAAACGTTAAAGCGCATCAATAAATACGGCGGCGGATCTCTTAGCCTTGACGCCGCTGGCGGCGAAAAAAAATCAGCATCTAAAACAAAAGAGCCAAAGAAGGTCACGCTGATTTCAGTCAACATTGGAAAAGAAACCGGGAACAAACCACCCGTTTCTCCCGCTGACATTATGAAGCCGCCAATGGTGCCGCCAATGCCTCCTGTTGCGCCTCCCGGCGCTGGCGCTCCTCCTCCCGCACCTCCAACAATGCCTATCCCTGGCGGCCCTGGTGGCATGCCAATGCCTGGAGCTCCAGGTCGCAAGGCAGGCGGACGCATCAGCAAAGTAGCCAAGTCTTACAAGGACATGGAGGCCGGAGCTGGATCAGGCGAAGGCAGATTGCAGAAAGAAGATATCGCTAAAGCGAAAAAGGGTCGCGGTAAGTAATTACTGCGCATGGACTGGGCGTCACCCCCTTATGGCGTCCAGTCCTCTTACATCATAAGGGGAGCCCAAGGGGGTGGGTTGTGGGAACACTAACGCGTAGCCATATGTTTGCTCACGAGCTTGAGCGTTTGATTGAAATTGAAGTCGAGAGAATGAAGGACAATCTTGCACTTGGATTTCTAGAAGACTTCAACGAATACAGGTTCGTTGCAGGAAAGGTCGCCGGGTTGCGCACGGCGATCGACTTAATGGCTGAGGCATCAGCCATATGTGATGGTAAACCGCGCGAACACTAAGGGGACGTTAATGACTAACTTGGTAATGGATCACGCAGAGGATCCAAAACAGAAAATAATAAATGAAATTGGCGATTTATCTAAAATTGAACTGTTTAACAATCAGATACTGTGCGCCGTCTACGTGCGTCCGACAAAAACAAAAAGCGGACTGTATTTGACTGATAAATATGCAGACGAAGATAGGTTCCAGGGTAAGGTTGGCCTACTCATTGGCATGGGCCCGGCTGCGTTTAATGATGAAAGTGGTCAGTGGTTTAATGATACAAGCTTTAATCTGCATGACTGGCTTGTTTATCGCCCATCTGACGGCTGGAGCATTACAATAAATGGCGTTCTGTGCAGAGTTTTATCTGACACGCAGGTAAAAATGCGCATCCCGTCACCTGATACAGCATGGTAATGGAGAAAATTGATGTCTGACGAACAAGATCACGTCGAAGTAGAGCTTGATAAGCCTGAAGAGACGAAAAAAGACGAGCCTGAAATAGAAATAATCGACGAAAAGGCTGAAAAAGAACCTGAAATAGAAAAAGCGCCGATTATTGAGCCGCAAGAAGGCATCCAAGAGCTTAAAAAACGCCTGGAAGCTGAGAAAGCGGCACGCATAGACGCAGAAAAACGCGCACGAGAGGCTAACTTTCACGCTGATCGCGCCCGCGATAATGCAAAAGACGCAAATTATCAGCTCGTCGTGAATGCGCTTGAGACTGTTAAGGAGCGTTCAGATGCTTTGAAGGCTGCGCATAAGGAAGCAATGAGTGTTGGCGACTACGACAAGGTCGCTGAGCTTCAAGAAGCCATGTCAATCAATGCGTATCAGATGAATGAGCTGAAACGCGGCGAGAGAGCATTAAAAGAGCAGATGCAGGCGGAAGAAGAGGCAGCTAAGCGCCAGCCTCCACGTCAAACAGAGCTCCCTGGCGACATTATTGAGCAAATGGCTCAAACGGTATCGCCAAAATCAGCGTCTTGGCTGCTCAAAAACAAAGAACATCTGTCTGGCGAGCGTGAAATACGCAAAATGTTTCGCGCTCACGAAGACGCAGTGGATGATGGGCTTAAGACAGACAGCGACGAGTATTTTAGCTTCATTGAAAGCCGCCTGGGGCTCAATAAGCAGGTTGAAGAAGATGTTATGTCAGAAGCCGCGGCTCCTGCGCCTAGACGCGCACCGCAGCCACCGCCTGCGCCCGTATCACGTAGCCCTCAACGGTCAAATGTCGTCCGTCTAACTAAGGACCAGGCGGAGATGGCGTCAATGCTTGGCATGACTGACAAGGAATACGCGAAACACATGCTTGACCTTCGCAAAGAAGGCAAAATTGCAAACTGATGGAGATTGTTATGAATACGCCTACGGTAAAGAAGGGCATGTTTGCGAAAGCGGCAGCCGGAGCCCCTATTGATGAAGCGCCGCCAATGAGGCCCGCAATGCGTGAAGACGACCCAAGAGAAAGAGCAAGGCAGCGTGCAGCTGAACTGCGTAACCACTTAGAGGAAGTCGTCGACGGCACTGATGACTTCTATGTTCCTCAGGACATTATTCCAGATGGCTGGACGTATGAGTGGAAACGCTTCACGACATACGGCGCTGAGGACCCGTCTTATCAGGTTCACTTAGCGCGTTCTGGGTGGACGGCTGTCCCGGTGTCTCGCCATCCGTCTATGATGCCTCAAAACACAGCAGACAAAGTAATTACCAGAAAAGGCATGGTCCTCATGGAATGCCCGTCTGAGATTGTCCTTGAGCGTATCGACGCAGATAAAAGAAAGGCGCGCATGCAGGTCATGCACAAGGAAAACCAACTTGCCGGCACGCCTGACGGCACAATGACGAGAGATCACGCGCAAGCGCGTCCTCAAATCAAGAAGTCATACGAGGCTATGCCGGTCCCTGAGAAGTAAGTTCTCTGGCAGTAAGCTAGTCCAAGGGGTCGCCTCGTGCGGCCCCTTTACTTTTAGTTTGCAAATATGCGATAATGAAGGCAAGCCACACTGATGGCCTGGGCCTCCCCGGCGCGAGGCGTTAACTTTTTCTGTTCCGTATAATCGCCCCGGCGCGCGATGAAGGAACTCCTGAATAAGGAGAACCCGTCATGGCGAATACAAGTGCGCCTTTCGGTTTTAGACAATATGCAGGAAACGGATCTGCTCCGACGTATGAGCAAGTTCGCTTTCCTATCGCATATAACTCTACAAATATCTTTTTTGGCGACCCAGTAACGGCTGTCAGCGACGGCACAGTTACTCAGTCTGCCAGCACCAGCACACCAGCTGCTCTCGGCATCGCTGGCGTATTTGTTGGCTGTCAGTATTTGTCCACGGTTCAGAAAAGAACTGTTTGGTCAAACTACTATCCGGGCGGCACCGATCCAGTTTCTGGTTCGATCTATGCCTACATCGTAAACGACCCTAACGCTAAGTTCGTTGTTCAGTCCGACAGCACGGGCATTGCTCTTGCTGACGTAAACGCAACAATCGGCTTCTTGATTGGCACAGGCAATACCTCAACGGGTATTTCTGGCGCTTATCTCGATACCTCCACGTTGCAGACTGGCACGCTCGCGAACTACCCATTTAAGATTGTTGGTGTCATCAACGATCCGCCGGGAGCTCAAGGCACGCTGTCGAACGGACAGGCATATGACAATGCTATCGTCATGTTCAACAACGTCTACACCCGCAACTTCCAAGGCGTCTAACAAGGAGTAAGGACCAATGGCTGTTAATCTCTCTGCCATTAAAGACCTCCTCCTTCCGGGCCTCCGGGGGATTGAGGGTAAATACGAGATGATCCCATCTCAGTATGATAAGATCTTCACGAAGCACGACAGTAAGATGGCGCTTGAGCGCACTGCTGAAATGCGCTTCCTGGGTCTTGCTCAGCTGAAAACAGAAGGTGGTCAGACCGCATTCGACAACAGCGCCGGTGAGCGTTACATCTATAACCAGGAGCACACTGAAATTGCTCTGGGTTACGCGATTACACGCAAAGCTATCGACGACAACCTCTACAAATCACAGTTCATGCCTTCGAACCTTGGCTTGATGGAAAGCTTCCACCAGACCAAAGAGATCTACGGCGCGAACGTGCTTAACACGGCGACGACGTATAACGCGTCTGTCGGCGGTGACGGTGTCGCTCTTTGCTCCACGGCGCATCCAATCGATGGCGCTACTGTAGCGAATACGCCTACGGTTCAGGTTGATCTTAACGAAGCCACGCTTCTGAACAGCATGATTGCTATCAGAACAAACTTCAAAGACCAGGCTGGCCTGAAGATCTTCGCCCGCGGTCGCCGTTTGGTTGTTCCTGCTCAGCTTGAGCCTGTAGCAATCCGTCTCACAAAGACGGAGCTCCGCCCAGGAACGTCAGACAATGACGTCAACGCAATCATGATGACAGCCGGCGGATTGCCGGAAGGTTTCATGACCAGCGACTTCTTGACGTCATCGTATGCTTGGTTCTTGTTAACCAACATTGACGGTCTGTCTTACATGGAAAGAGTTAAGTTCGAAACCGACATGCAGGTAGATTTCGTGACTGACAACTTACTCGTAAAGGGTTATGAACGCTACAGTTTCGGCTATTACAACTGGCGCTCAATTTACGGCAACTTCCCAACGTCGTAAGGAGGAAGTAATATGGCTAATGCTGCTTTCTCCGGTCCATTAATTGTGTTTGGGCAAAACCCAACACAGCCGGGTGACTACAACCCAGACATCGGTGGCTCGTCCCTGTTTAATGCAGGGACGGGTATCTTAGATCCACGTCAAGTATACACCTACATCCCCGGTGAAGCTCAGTCTGCACCGGACTTTGGGTGGCTTGGTGTTGACAACATCACGACCTTGAGTGCTGTTCCTTACACTGCATCTGCTACGGCAATTGTCGCGTCAGCTGCTGCTACAAGTGCAACGCTTACTTTGGTCTCTGCTGCATCTTCAACTACCGGCGTATATCCTTCGACGGTGTTTGTTCGTGCAGATACTGGTGCGACTGACTCTGTTCTCGCTCTTGATGCTTATGCATCAGTAACGGGCTCATTCAGCAATGGTGTTCTCACGATCACCACTTCCACCAACCAGATGCCAATTGGTCCCGGTATGGTTGTTCTGACGACTTCGGGAACGGTTTCTCAGGGAACTGTTGCTGGAACGCAGATCGTATCGCAGCTGACGACAACCGGCACATACTCGACGGTTTCTCAGGGCACGACGGGCACTTATCAGACGAACGGCATTTTGACGGCGACTTCTGGCACGGTAACACTTGCCTATCAGACGCCCGGCCAGTGTGCAGTTCCTAATAATGCTCAGACACCGGGTATCTACAATTGGAGCCCACAGGCTCTTCTTGGTCGTGCGGTCTCTGTTACGGCTGCTTCAGGTGCTACAGCTACGACAGCAACTGTCTCTGGCTATGACATCTACGGATACCCAATGACGCAGGCTCTTACGATCTCTGCGGGTGGTGTTGTTACCAGCACAAAGGCGTTCAAATACATCAAGTCAGTTGTTCTTAATGCTGCTGACTCTGGCCATAACTACTCTGTAGGAACGGCTGATGTGTTTGGGTTCCCACTGCGGTCTGATACGTTTGGTGACGTTATCATTAACTATGCAGCGTCACTGGTTGGCACGACATTGATCACTGCCGCCACAAACTATCTGCCTGCAGATAGAACAACGCCTAGCTCGACAACAAACGATGTTCGTGGAACCTTTGCTGCTACTTCAAGCAGCGGGGCAAACAAGCTAATCGTTCGTCAGTCACCACAAGCTTATATGGTGCCTTACGCAACTGGCTTGTTCGGCCTTACTCAGGCTTAAGAAAGGGCTCTAAAATGGTATCTCAGACTAAAGATCCAGATGCTAAGGGCTCCCGCAAGAGCCTTTACAATGCTCAAAACAGCCACGTTGCGGCTGAAGCAGAGCAAGGCACAGACGGCTTCAAAAAAGGCGGTCGTGCTAAAAAAGCTGCTGGTGGCTGTGGCGTAATGTCCTCAGCCGCTAAAGGTAAGCGTCCAGCTCGCGCAGGCGGCGGTGGCGTGTTTTCTTCAGCGGCTCAAGGCGAACCACGCGGCAAAGCTTCTCATTACTGAGATTTGTCGGTGCTAAAGTCGACGAGGGTTTTTTGGAACCCTCGTCTTATTCTTGGAGATTAGATATGGCGAAAACGCCCACTTGGCAGAGATCAGAAGGCAAAAGCAAATCTGGTGGACTTAATGCTAAGGGAAGGGCCTCCGCCAAGGCTGAGGGTCACAACCTGAAGCCGCCGGTCTCGAAAGAGCAGGCCGCTAAAAGCGATAAGTCGGCCTCTCGACGTAAGTCATTCTGTGCTAGAATGACAGGATTAAAGAAAAAACTTACTGGGGCAGCTGCTGCCGCCGACCCAAATAGCCGTGTAAATCTATCGTTAAAAAAATGGGATTGCTAAAATGAGCAAGCCATTTTGGGAAAAAGATGCACCTAAAGACGCAAAGCATAAGGCTTTAAGCGCAAAAGGTGTTAGAATGGCAAAAGCTAGGGCACGGGCGGCGGGTCGTCCTTACCCGAATGCTGTTGATAATATTGCGGCTGCGCGGGCCCAGAATAAAAAGGAAAAGCACTAATGCGTCCTATCGTTATCACTGCCGGCCCTCTTGCCGCCGCCTCTGCAGTAGGCATTGCCGCCAACCAGGTGGTGACTGGCGCGGCAAATATGACGCTTACTTCCTCTACTGTCACCCTTGACGTTCCTCGCCGTGTGTTAATTACCAACGTCGGCAATGATACGTACATAACCTTTACGATTACGGGCACGACGTTTTGGGGTGTTGTTATTTCTGAGACAGTGACAGGCACAAGCGGCAGCTCTGTCGCAACAAATAACGACTTTGCTACCGTCACAAGCATCAAGACAAGCGGCTCAACGAGTGCAAGCGGCGCGTCTGCCGGCACAAATGGCGTGGCAGGAAGCAGTTGGGTGCGCTTTGACGAGTGGTCTCCGTCTAACATTTCAATTCAATGCACCGTAAGCGGCACTGTTAACTACACGCTGCAGTCTACCCTTGATGATCCAAATAGCGCGACAAATCCTGTAGCAATTGGTTCAGTGACCTGGGTTAACTCATCTGACACCGCTGTTGTTAGTGCAAGTGCTACAAAGCAATCAAACTTCTTGTTCGCGCCAGTTTATGCCCGTGTTGTTATAAACAGTGGCACTGGTTCAGTGACGACGACGTTTGTTCAAGATAGTAATGGACCATACTAATGGCCACGGGCGGACTATCTACGACAACCGGCCTTCCTAACGGTTCGGGTCTTACTCAAACGACTGGGACATCTGTCGGCGGCGGGTTAACAAATTAATAAGGGGAACAGATGTCTAACCTTCCGATATCAGGATTAGCGGCGGGTGCAGCTGTATCTGCCACAGATGTCGTCCCTAATGTTCAGACTACAGGTGTCGGCCCGGTCCAGACAACGGCGGCTCAGCTCAAGACATTTATGAGCGCGTCGCCTTATTTTACAGGCAATGTTGGCGTCGGAACATCAAGCCCGCAAGCACAATTTCAAGTAACTTTAGAAACTGGCCTGTCTGGTTTTTATTCTGATTCATACCAAGACAGTAGCGTCTACCACTATTATTCAGAATTACGGAATATAAATACTCAGGGATATGGTGAGGGCTTTTATAGCTCTTACGGAAGAGGTTCTTATTCATCTCCTGCAGTTACGCAAGTATTGGATACTCTTGGATACTTTGGCTGGGGCGCATATAGCAATTCAACCAGCCCTAATGCATTTAATGGATTTGATTACAGCACGGCAATAGCTGCTATTGTTGATGCAACACCTACTGGAACAGGAACGAGCTCTGCACTGACGCCTTCTGCCATTGTATTTATGACACAAGGTCTTCCTGTAGGTGGCTCAACAACAACGACACCTTATGAAAAAATGCGCCTATCAAGCGCGGGCAATTTAGGCGTTGGGACAACAGCGCCGGCAACGCTCTTAACAGTTGCTGGTCCTATTTCTGTCAATAAGCCAAGCACAGTAACGTCTACAACATATACGGTAGTATCAAACGATTCTTCTTTAATTTTCTCTACTAACAATTGCACAGTAACAATGCCTTCGGCTTCTGCATATCCGGGCAGAATCCTTTATGTTAAGAATATTTCTGCTATTACTGTAGATAGCGCGTCATCAAATATCGTTCCTATTGCATCTGCATCAGCCGGAACAGCAATATTGTCTGCTAGTGCCGGCAAGTGGGCAATGCTACAGTCTGACGGAACAAACTGGGTAATAATGGCGTCTAACTAAGGATGAGTAATGTCGACCTCGAACGCATACACGTTCAATCCTTCGCTCGGCGAACTCACCATTTACGCCTACCAACTGATTGGCGTTCGCCCTACGGCATTGCTTCAGGAGCACATCGACGCGTCGCGCACTGCGACAAACATGATGTTTGCCAATTGGAGCAACCGCGGCGTTAATCTTTGGCAAGTTACATCAACGACGCAGACGTTAACGCAAGGAACGTCTCAATATAGTGTCGCCGCTAATACAGTTGTTGTTTTGGATGCCTATGTCACAGTGTCATCAGGCGGCGTATCAACTGACCGTATTATTTTACCCATTAGCCGCACTGAATACGCGTCATACCCAAATAAAACGCAGCAAGGATTTCCTACTGTATTTTGGTTTGACCGCCTTTTATCTCCAACCATTACGCTTTGGCCGGTTCCTGACGGGAACGAGGCGTCACTAACGTATTACAGCGTTCTGCGCATTCAGGACGCTAACATGAATGGCACGGAGCAAGTAGATATCCCGCCGATATGGCTAGAGGCGTTTGCTTACGGATTAGCGTATCGCCTGGCTATGATATGGGCACCAGACAAGGCTCTCCCATTAAAGGCAGTCGCTGATGAGGCTTATTCAATAGCTGCAGCTCAGAACATAGAAACGGCGCAACAGTATATTTCGCCACAAATTAGTGGGTATTTCAGGTAATGGCTTATGTTTATTGCCATTTTAAGGAAGATGATATGGAGCCATTCTATGTTGGAATTGGCCGAACAAAAAAACGCGCTTTTGATATGAGGGGCCGCTCTTCTTGGCATAAAGAAAGAAGTTTAATTGTAAAGAATGGTCACAAAAAACGTAAAATAAATAAATTATTGTCCATGCAATATTGGGGGGCATAAATGGGTTATGCCTCAAAACTTGGTCGCGCAAGGGTAAGCGCACGAAACCCTACAGCAGCCGGCGTATGTGACCGTTGCGGATTTGTTTATTCACACAACAAGCTTTCCTGGCAATTTGATTGGCGTGGGGCTGCTTTATTAAACACACGCGTTCTTGTGTGCCATAGTTGCTACGACACGCCACAACAGCAATTACGTGCAATCGTTATACCTGCTGATCCTACGCCAATTCAAAATCCACGCGTGCAAGATTACGCGACGGCAGAAACAAGCACCAGATATACTTATGGTCAAAATACTGTCGATCCAATTACGGGCATCCCAGTTATTGGCGGAAATGTTCGCGTTACATCTACACCAACTGGCGGTCTTCTGTTGTTAGAAGACGGTTCTGGCGCTATACTGTTAGAAGACGGCGTAAGATATCTTGTTCAGGAAAACACTGGGGCGTCGGCAACAGCAGACGACCGCGTTCTGCAGCAAACAGGCGAGCCTCCTGGCGGATTGAATACGCAACCTGGCACGGATCCTAATGCTCCGGGTGACAATAATCCAGGCTTGCCGTATGATTATACGCAAGTTCCCAAGACAGGGCCGCTAAACTAATGTCAAACCAGCAGATACCCAATTTGCCAGTGGCCATTTCGCTCAATGGATCTGAGCAACTTGAGGCTGTCCAGGGCGGCACGTCTGTTCGCGTTACTTCTGCACAAATCGCCGCATTGAATGGCGGGATTACTGGACCTACTGGCGCTACAGGTAACACAGGCCCCACGGGCTACACAGGCTACACGGGCGCAACTGGAGCAACTGGAGCGACAGGAGCGACAGGAGCGACAGGAGCGACAGGATCAACAGGTCCTACCGGCGCAACTGGAGCTACTGGTTCTCCATCTAGTGTTACTGGACCAACAGGAGCTACTGGAGCTACTGGCCCTACTGGGCGAACTGGTTATACTGGTTACACTGGATACACGGGTTATACGGGATATACAGGGCCTACTGGATATACAGGGCCAACGGGGATTACTGGGCCTGGAGGCGGCATAGGACCAACTGGATATACTGGTTACACGGGATATACCGGAGCGACAGGTCTTGGATTTCCGCCATTATCGGATGGAACTACTTCTGTCACTACTTCATTAGGATCAACTGTAACATTTACTATTGCCGCTCCATATACTTCTACTAATACTGCTTATACCTCTGTTCAATTTGTAGTTATGTCCAGCTCTACCGTTACTATGGTAGGTTATATTCAATCATTTAGTGGCTCTACTCTTAGAGTAGTAATCACTTATCTTACTGGACCTGTCGTTGCTATTACAGGATGGACTACCTTATTATCTGGATATGTTGGTCCAACAGGTGCAACAGGCCCAACTGGTGCTACTGGCCCATCTGGCGGCCCTGCCGGCCCAACAGGCTATACGGGCTATACTGGCTATACAGGCCCTACTGGCTACACAGGCTATACAGGACCAACTGGAGCAAACTCTACAGTAACAGGGCCTACTGGGCGCACGGGCTATACTGGTTATACTGGATATACTGGATACACAGGTTATACAGGCCCAACCGGATATACCGGGTCATCAGGCCCAACTGGATACACTGGCTATACAGGTCCAACTGGCTATACAGGCCCAACTGGCTATACTGGCCCAACTGGCTCAGGCGGCGCGTTAGGTTACTGGGGCTCGTTTTATGACACCACAAACCAGACCGCAGCAAGCACGACAGCTTCTTACACGGTAAATATTGGAAACACAGATCCAAATAGCAGCGGCGTTAGCATTGTATCTGGCAACAGAATTACTTTTGCGAATGATGGCGTTTATAATATTCAATATTCTATTCAGTTTCAGGATACTGCGACAACTGGAAATGATAATGTTGACGTGTGGATTAGGGTTAATGGTTCTGATGTATCGCAGACAAATAGCATTTATTGGATACCTTATAGACAGGGTGGAGTTAATGGCGAACTTATTGCCGCCATTAATTACGTTCTGAAATTAAATGCTGGCGATTATGTTCAGTTGATGTGGGCGGTTAGTAATACGGCCATATCGATTGCAGCTTTTGCATCACAAACAAGCCCTGCTGTTCCAGCAACGCCAAGCGTTATCGTTACGGCGCAGCAAGTTATGTATACTCAAATTGGACCAACTGGGTATACTGGCTATACAGGTCCAACTGGTTACACAGGTCCAACTGGCTACACGGGCTATACAGGTCCAACTGGTTATACTGGATATACTGGCCTAACTGGCTACACAGGCCCAACTGGATACACTGGATCTATAGGTCCAACTGGTTATACTGGATATACTGGCCTAACTGGCTACACAGGCCCAACTGGATACACTGGATCTATAGGTCCAACTGGTTATACTGGATATACTGGCCTAACTGGCTACACAGGCCCAACTGGATATACTGGCCCAACTGGATACACTGGGTATACAGGGCCTACTGGTTATACTGGATCGCAATATGGCTCTCGTGTTGTTGCTTACACAGAAAGCGCCGGAACGATCACGTTAAATGCGAATACGACTGACGTGGCGACCTGCACGACTTCTGCAACCGGAACTTTGACTATTGCAAATCCTACTGGTTCTCCAACAGATGGTCAGAGGATTTTGTTTAGGTTGATTACGACTGCTGCAGCCAGAACACTATCTTTTGGCACACAGTTTGATGGATCAACGGATTTGCCGCTTCCTGCTTCAACCAGTAATAATAAATATGATTATTTTGGCATTGCGTGGAACTCGACAACCAGCCAATGGCAGATGATCTCTAGAGTGCAGGGATATTAATGGTTGACTTCACAACGCACGATCCGATTGATTATCCAGCCGGAACTATTTCGGAGATAAACAATTTGGTGTCGATAACATATTCAGCGACGGACGGCACATACACGTTAAACGATGCCATTGTTGTGTTGGCCGAGCAATATGCGGCGATGACGCCTACCGATATACAGGCTGAAGAACAACGTCGTTGGGATGAATGGATTGCTATCGTTAATCCTCCATCGGAGGTTATAGTCGATGGCTAATCGTTATTGGGTCGGCGGCACTGGTAACTGGAACACGACTGCAAGCTGGTCAACGGCCTCTGGCGGGTCTTCTGGCGCGTCTGTTCCTACTAGCGCAGACAATGTGTTTTTTGATAACAACTCTGCGGCTGGCACGTTTACGGTTACGATTGATACGACCTCGGCTGTTTGCGGCGCGTTTGATGCGAGTGGGATAACCAACGCAGCGCGTAAGATGACGCTGACGGGAACTGCTTCTGTTGGTCAGTTGACGGTAAACGGTAATTGGATAAACCCAGCATCCACATATTATGCAATTACTAACTGGACAAGTGCGCAGGTAAATTTTTCTGCGTCAGGAACTATTACCACAAATTCTGTTTCATTTTCCGCCGCTATTAATATAGCTGGTGCTGGTATAACAGTTACATTAGCAGGGACATTCACAAGCGGTTTTCCTGTAACATTAACAAATGGCACTTTTGATACAAGTTCGACAGGAAATTATGCTTTAACTGCTGGTTCTATAACAGTCGCCGCAAATTCTAATACCAGAACATTAGCTCTAAACGCATCTTCAGTTACGTTATCTGGTGCTAGTCCATACACAGACAGTTCTACAGGCGGCTTTACCCTCAACGCCGGAACCTCCACAATTACCTGTTCCAACGGCAGCCCGACATTAGCTGGCAACGGCAAGACGTTTTATAATGTGACGTTTAGTTCCGGCGCATTGGGCACTACAATAATAAGTGGTGCTAATACGTTTACAAATTTAACATTTACTGCTGCTTCAGGTGCTGCACCTAGAAATTTAGTATTTACAGTTAATCAGACTGTTAGCGGAACTCTAACATTAGGCAACCCGTCTGACGCAAGATTTAGAACAAGCGTATATTCATCTAATGTAGGCACACAGATAACTTTAACTGTAGCTACGATGGCTGCGTTTGGTCAGGTTAATTTCAAAGATATTGTTGCTGCGGGAGCATCTGCGCCTTGGTCTGGGACAAATATCGGTAACGGAACGAACAATAGCAACATTAGTTTTGCTACAGCTAAAACAGTTTATCTAAGTGTTTCCGGCGGCGCATCTACGACTTGGGAAGCGGCTAATATTTGGGCGTTATCTTCCACTACCGCAGGAGGATTAACGGCTAATTTTCCATTACCTCAAGATACTGTTTATGTCGATAATAACAGTATGAGTGCTAGCAATACGCTTACTATTACTTACGCTTGGTGGATTGGAACGCTCGATTTTAATACCTACAGAACAAACGCCATTACGCTTGCAACTGGCACAACAAGCCCAGTTATGTATGGAAACTTGACGTTTAATTCAAACCTAACATTATCTGGAACAGGGGCTTGGTTTTTTTCTGGACAAGGTAAAACAGTATTAATTAACTCTTCTGGTGTTGTGTTTACGCAAGGATTAATAATTAACGCCCCAACTGGCACAGTAGCAATTGCTTCAAATACAACGGTTGGCTCAACGCTCACAACAACGCTCACCGCTGGTACCCTAGACCTCACCAACAACGGCGCTGGTAACTATACGTTATCGACGGGGATATTTTCTTCATCAAACGCAAACACTCGTTCAATTACGTTTGGTGCTGGCAATATTACGATTACAGGCACATCAACAGCGGGTAATGCTACTGTATGGGCGTTTGGTCAGACAGCTGCTTTTACTTATACCGGAACTCCGAATGTCTATATTACGGGCAATTCAACCGCAAATACGCGAACGATTAGCCACGGAACATCTGGAGGTAGTGAAAGTTTAGCAGTATCATTTATAGTTACACAGGGTTCTGACACTGTTACTTTTGCTGGTGGCTCTAATGTTAAAAATATTGATTTTTATTATGCTGGCGCGGGGGCATTTACTGGATTTTATTTAAACGCTGCAACAACAACATATGGCAATGTTTTATTTAAATCTGGAATGACTATATCTGCTTCAGCAAGCGTTTTGACATTTGCAGCAGCTACGGCAACTCAAACAATAACAACAGCAGCTTTAACATTAGATTTTCCAATAACATTAGGAACTGGAACATCATCAAATACACTCCAACTCCAAGACAATTTTACAATGGGTTCAACCCGCACATTTGGTCATTTAAGCGGAACATTAGACCTTAATAATAACACAGCAACGATAAACACATTTGGCTCAACTGGCACTGGCACTAGAGCAATATCTTTCGGCACTACCGGCAAGCTGACTATCTCTGGTTCATCTACATCTGCCTTTACCGCTTCTGGGTCAAACCTGACGACTACCGGCACCGGCATCATCACGATGACCGCTGCGACAGCAAAGACCTTTGCAGGCGGTGGTTTTACTTATGCTGCAACATTAAACCAAGGCGGTGCTGGCGCGCTGACGGTAACAGGCAGCAATGGCTTCTCTGGGCTGTCGAACACGACCCAGCCAGCAACGATCACATTTACGGCAGGGACTACCACGACCTTCACGGGAGCTGCAACGCTTGCCGGAACGGCTGGAAACCTTATAACACTTTCAAGCTCAACGCCCGGAACGCGATATACCTTTACTTATCCAGTATCCACGACGACATCTAGCTTAAGCTACACGTCTATTACGGATTGTATTGGTTATGAAAATGCCTATTGGCGGGCATATCAAAGCAATGGCAATGTTAACGGCGGCAATAATCTAGGGTGGATTTTTGTGCCAATGGTATATACTGCTGGAGGCGGTCAGTTCTTTACATAATGCATAGTCTTTGAAGGGGGGACTTATGCTACCGATTGTTGTTTGCACCGTATCCGGTAAGTGCCTGCCTGTATTAGAGGCAAGCGTTAAGGCGTATGCGCCCCAGTCTCAACTTATATCTCATCACGTTGAACGCTCGACTTTTGGCGAGTGTTATAACCACGCAATGGCTCAAGCTTTTAAAGATTACGATGAAATAATCATTGCTAATGATGACGTGGTATTAAATCCAAATACCTATGAGACATTGATAGAAGATGTTGAAATGCTAAAAGACCATCACGGCAAGCTCCTTGGTCTCGTTGCCGCTTGCTCTGATAATGTCAGAAATATACAAAATATTAGATATAATCCCTTAGATAAGTGCATCAGATCTCAGGCCGTATCTCCCTTATTTGCTTGGGTTTCAAAACATGCTTTTGAAGCCGCTCAGTTCCCTAACACAAACTGGTTTTCAGACGATTTAATGTGTGAGGATTTAAACAGGAGGGGATTTGCGAACTACGCCTCTAGGGCGTATGTGCATCATGCAGGATCTCAAACCGTGGGATCAGATATATATCAATTATATCTCGACGCTATAAATTGGATTGAGATTAATAGGCCAGAATATGTGGCCATTTTTAAGAGGTAAATAAAATGAGTTTTATATCTGGAATAGGCTTGCCATCCGTATTGTCTTATAAAATCGACCTTATCGGCATTGAGATAGGACTTAATCGCGGTGAGACGACACAGCACTTATTTAAAAACCTGCCCGGACTTGTCCTGCACGGAATTGATCCATATTTTGCTTATGAAGATTGGGACGGAAATATATTAACTCCAAACGAAAGAAATTGGACATATCAATTCTTTCTCAACAATACATTTTTATACAGAGATAGAATAATACACCACAGAATGCTGTCAGACGATGCCGCACCTATGCTTCCAAATGAGGCATTTGATTTTATCTTCATTGACGGACTTCACACCTACGACCAAGTCTTGAAGGATTGCCAGAACTATTACCCAAAAATCAAAAAAGGCGGCGTTTTTTCTGGCCACGATTACAACGTCATTGAAGGCGTAAATCGCGCCGTTAATGAATTTGCCGCGTCTGTTGGTGCAACTATTTCACAAACAGATAATGACGTCTGGTATTGGATTAAACCTGAATAATTAGGGGATTAAAATGGAGATATTAGAATTAACCGCTACAGAGATTTTGCCAGAGAAAAAGCCTCTAAAAATCTGCGTTTATACGATCACCAAAAATGAAGAGATGTTTATAAAAAGATGGGCATCTTCGGCAAAAGATGCTGACTTACTCTTGATAGCTGATACTGGGAGCACTGACAGAACAGTAGAAATAGCAAAAGAATGTGGTGTTCAGACCCATAATATCTGTATCACGCCTTGGCGCTTTGACCACGCCAGAAACGCCTCTATTGCTCTTATTCCTAGAGATATAGATATTTGTATTTGTTTAGATGCCGATGAGATTATGGAGCCGGGGTGGCGGGAGGAAATTGAGCGCGTATGGACACCGGGGACAACGCATCTTCGTTATAAATTTGATTGGAGTTGCGGCATAGTTTTTTACTCAGAAAAAATCCACGCCCGCCACGGCTATTACTGGCACCATCCCTGCCACGAGCACATAAGGGCAGACCTCCGCATACAGGAGGTGTGGGCGCACACAGACTTTATGCTCATAACGCATCATCCTGACCCAAGTAAAAGTAGGGGTCATTATATGGAAACCTTGGAGCTATCAGTAAAAGAAGATCCTCACTGCCCAAGAAATGCATTTTATTATGCTCGTGAGCTCTATTTTTATGGTCGCCATCAGGATGCAATTGATGCTCTTGATCGTTACCTAAAAATGCCAGAAGCAACGTGGGTCAATGACAGATGCTATGCGATGCGGATTATGGGAGAGTGCTATCAGGCTCTTAATAACCATTATTCGGCAGAGGCCTGTTTCCACAGAGCCGCGGCAGAAGCTCCTCATACAAGAGAACCGTGGGTTTCATTAGCCAGATTATATTATGACCAAAATAAATGGCCTGAAAGTTATGGGGCCGCAATGCGGGCTCTAAGTATTACCCATAGAGAGCTGGTTTATACGACAGAAGAGGCTTCTTGGGGGTATTTGCCGCACGACTTTGCCGCTATTGCCGCGTGGAATATGGGTTTAAAGGAAATAGCTGCAGAACAGGGCCGCTTGGCGTTGGAATTAGCCCCTGAAGATGATAGACTGAAAGAGAACCTGTCTTGGTATTTAGGCGAAAAAGGCGAGTAAAATGGAACCGCAAACGATCATTAATCTTGTCGCGGGCTCAGTTTTAATGGTTGTAGGCTGGTTAGCCAGAGAATTATGGGTTGCAGTTAAAGAATTAAGGGCCGACCTTCACCGCATAGAGATAGAAATGCCGACAAATTACATTAGGCGGGACGAGTTTTCTGAAGGCATGAAAGAGATAAAAGAGATGCTGCGGCAGATCTTTGATAAAATGGACGGAAAAGCAGACAAACCTTGGGGGGGCAAATGACTTGGCCATTACAATCACAGTGCGATAGCTACTACGGCAACCCTCGCGGGCGCAACGGCAATGCCTCGGCACAATGGGAAAAGGCGAACCTGACAAGGATTTCCCCTCCTTTCAAAATGTATTTTGCTGGCAAGCCTGTAACGTCAATTTCTATCAATAAGAAATGCGCCGACAGCCTGTCTCGCGTATTCGCGGCTATCTGGGAAGCAGCAGGAAAAGACCAAAAGACAATCGACAACTGGGGCGTTTCTGTCTTTTCTGGGTCATACAACTATCGTGTTATGCGTGGGGGCGCTGTTTTGAGTATGCACGCCTATGGCTGTGCAATTGATCTAGATGCTCCCAGAAATTTCTTTCACGACCAAGATCCCCACTTTGCCCACGTCCCACAAGTCGTAAAAGCCTTCAAGGATGAGGGTTGGGTTTGGGGTGGAGATTGGTCGGGGCGAAGTAAGGACGGGATGCATTTCAAGCAGCCCGTGTAGGTTAGTCCTACAGCTACACGGGCCAAAGGTAGGAAAATCAATACCAACGGGCAGTAAGCCCGTTGCGTATCCTTAAAACTCTTGTGATGCTTACGTTGTATTTTTCTGCAACTTGTTTCAGTGATCCTTCTTCTTTTTTTATAGAATTAAATTCTTTCTCAGATATTTTTCTTCCGACCCTTGAGTGTTTATTTTTTCCTAATTCTCTTGAATTGTGAATTTGATTTGTTCTTCTATCGCACCATTCTAGATTATCGACATTATTATTATGCTTATTCCCATCCTTATGATTTACTTCTGGAAGTTTATTAGGATTAGGGATAAAATGTGTTGCCACAAGAATGTGGACATAAAAGTTTATTTTGTTTAGTCTAAGTTGCAAATAGCCTCCGGAATGAGGCTGAGGCGATCTCATGCTTGGCGGAGCGTATCTTTTGGTTTTTCCAAATTTTCTCCATCCACCAATAAATCTGACTTCGCCAGAAGTAGATACTTCATATGAAGTATGATCAGATATTTCTTTCCAGATTGTCATGCGGAGCTCCTATTGCTGCAATGCATACCATCTGTAGTTAAGAATATCAATAACTAAGAGGAGAGAATGATGGGTAGCCTTATTCAAACATACTTTGTAGCAAACTGGAAAACGACTGCGTCTGGCGTTCTGTTGGGCCTCCTTGTTGTTCTGAACTACTTTGGCATCAACATACCCGGCGTTGTTATTCCGTCAGACGTCGGCTCTCAGATTGCTATGGTCCTTGCGGCCATTGGCCTTACCTCGGCTAAAGACGCCTCAACGGTCGGCGTCCCCGGTAAATGAGTGCCGCGTTAATAGCCGCAATTGTAAGCCTCCTTGGCGGCTTTATGTCTGCGGTTGTTAACTTTTTTAACTGGCTGCACGAGCAACAGCTTGTGCAGTCAGGTATTGCACAGGCTCAATTAGAAAGCATGAAGGCGCAAGCCAATGAAGCTCAACTTGCTATCGCTGCCCGCGAAGCTGTTCGCGCTGATGTTGCCTCTAAGCCTGACAGCGTGCCAGTCAACGACCCTTTCCTCAGAGACTAGCCACGTTTCTTTCTGCGAGGCGGCTCGTGCTATATACTATTCGAGGCACGACACGGCCCCCACTAGGGCCCAGATACGCGAGCACAATGCGGTAGGCGTGGCTCTAAAGTGTGGGTGGATTAAGAAATGACGACGGGGTTAAGCTTTAACGGAAGTGACGCGGGGACGTCTAGCTACGTCGCACAAATATCGACGATGGCGGTTGTCGACCCCCTGGACGATGCTTTTGTTACGATCCTGCCTCAAATGATCACATATGCAGAAAACCGCATATATCGCGATCTAGATTTTCTCTTCACGTCTCTGTCCACTACTTCTTATTCATTAACAACCGGAAGTCGACAGCTAGATATATACATTTCTCCGACAATGACGCCTGGCCCGTTTGTCGTCCCAGAGCAAATAAACCTCATCACGCCTGCCGGACAAACGAACCCAGATCTTGGGACACGCGTCCCGCTTTTGCCGACGACAAAAGAGTTTCTTGACGCCGTTTACGGTAACTCGACAGCAACGGGACAGCCAAAATATTGGTGTCCCTTTGACGACTACACGTTCTTAGTTGGTCCTTATCCAGACAACTCTTATACGGTAGAGTTCGTTGGAACGTATCGACCTCAAAGCCTTGGCCCTAGTGCGTCCGGGGATCCTAATTATCCAGGCTATCCAAATGCGGCATACACAACGACGAACACATTCATTAGCCTGTATTTGCCTGATCTATTTATCATGGCAAGCATGATCTACATTTCTGCTTATCAGCGTAATTTCTCAAGTGCTATGGGCAATGATCCACAAATGCCTGTGACCTATGAGACACAGTATCAAGCACTCTTAAAGAGCGCTCTTGAAGAAGAGGCGCGCAAAAAGATGGAAGCTGCTGCGTGGTCTTCACAGGGCGCTTCAAGATTTGCTACCCCAACTCGCGGTTAATATTATGCAATTTAAAAAATGCAACAAATGCGGCAAAACAAAAACAATTGATATGTTTTCTATTAAGAAAGCATCAAAGGATGGCCGCATGAGTATTTGTAAAGATTGCGATGCAGCCAAAGCCAGAAAATGGCACGCAAACAATCAAGAAAAATCAAGGGCTAGGGCAAAAAAATACCGCGAAGAAAATAGAGAGCATGTTCTTCAAAAAGATAGAGATAGATATTACAACGACAAAGAAAATATTTTGAAACAAAGAGAAGAACATTATGAAAACAATAGAGAGATGATAATAGAGCGTGTCGGAAAATATCAGCGTGAAAATAGGGAGGTTAATAGAAAAGCACGCAAAAAACATTATCAAAATAACAAAACGGATTATATGGCTAGAAGCGCAACGCGCAGAGCAGCAAAACTTAATGCGACACCAGAATGGCTTAACGAAATTCATCATATTCAAATACAATGGTATTATGCTGCCGCGAAAATGATGTCAGAAACAACTGGCGTTCTTCATCATGTTGATCATATCCACCCCATACAGGGTAACGGATTTACTGGTCTTCATGTTCCTTGGAATTTAAGAGTGATTAAGGCAGAAGAAAATCTTAGTAAGGGAAATAAAATACCAGCGGAACTTTTGCATTTAATGTGGGAGGCCGCTTAATGCCGCATCAAACACTCAAGCTTATCCCTGGCGTCGATCAAAACCGCACAACGACGTTCAACGAGGCGGCGATATCTCAAACAAACCTCATACGGTTCGTCCCCGATCGCCAGGGCGTCGCGCTTGTCCAAAAGCTTGGCGGATGGACAAAGTTCTTCGCGAACTCCGTCGGAGACATTGTCCGCGCATTGTGGGCATGGGAAGACACGAACGCCAATACTTATCTAGGTCTTGGGCAGCAAAGCACGTCAGTAAATGGTAATGGGCTTTCTGTTATATTTAGCGGGAATAGGCAAGTAATTACGCCCAGGACGGATACATTAAATTATGCATTTGACGCAAGTAATGGAATAACGACACCTGCAGGATCAAGCACAATAACTATTTACGCAGTTGGCTCTAATGTCAGTGCGTATGACACCGTATACATAAAAACTCAAATAGCAGTAGACGGACTGGTGTTGTTTGGCACATACCAGTGTTTGTTTTTAGGTGTTGATCAGTTTCAAATTGTTGCAAAAGATGCGCTGGGGAACCCATTAGCGGCGACGTCAACAATAACGTCTCCAAGCGGCGCTGTCCCCGTCTTTTCTTTCTTTTCTTTTACAAGCAATCAAGCTCAAGTAAGTGTTGTATTAAATAATCACGGCTATTCAGTTGGAAGCACATTTCCAATTGTTATAAGCGGGACTTACGGGTCAGTAACATTATACGGAAACTACACAGTAAATTCAGTTAGTGACGCAAATACTTTTACGTTTATCGCCGGATCTACCGCGACAACCGCCTCTATTGTAAGCGCCAGTGTTACGTCTGGAACTGCTACCGTAATATTCAGTGGAACTTATACTTTTCACGTCGGGGATATAGTAACAGTATCGGGCACGACGACATATGACGGAACGTATACGGTAACTGCGGCGACATCTAGCAGCGTATCGTTTGCGCACGGCGCGGCGGCATCAATTGGCGCTGTAGGGACCGTGTTAAATAGCTCTGCATCTTTAAATGCAGGCAAGGCTCAATATCAATTTTATAGAACTCCGGCACCTCTTCCAACAGGCATAGGATACGGCGTCGGCGGATACGGAGCTGGCGGCTACGGCACTGGCGTTCTTCCTCCGGCGATTATTCAAGGGTCGCCAATTACTGTGAATGATTGGACGCTCGACAATTGGGGACAAATATTTGTTTCGTGTCCAGTAGGTGGCGGAATTTATACATGGCAACCAAATACTGGTGCCGTTGTCGCGTCTGTCATTGCAAATGCACCAATAGTAAATGACGGCATGTTTGTCGCAATGCCTCAACGCCAAGTTATTGCGTGGGGGTCAACATTTACCGGCATACAAGATCCGCTACTAATTAATTGGTCTGACGTTAATGATTTTACTTCCTGGATACCACAGATAACAAATCAGGCCGGCTCTTATCGTCTCCCGCGTGGGTCAAAAATTGTTGGGTGCATTCAGGGTCCGCAACAGGGACTTGTTTGGACAGACCTTGCAATTTGGGCAATGCAATACTCTGGTCCGCCATACGTCTACCAGTTTAACGAAATTGGCACTGGCTGCGGACTTATCTCGCGCAAAGCCGCCACATCAATGAATGGCGTCGTTTATTGGATGGGGCAAAGCCAGTTCTTCAAACTCGGCAATAATGGCGTAGAGATAATTAGATGCCCGATATGGGACGTTATTTTCCAGGACCTTGATCTAAATAATGTCGATAAAATTAGAATTGCCGCCAATTCACAGTTTGGTGAAATATCCTGGTATTACCCAACAACAACAGACGGTGGCGAAGTATCTAAATACGTCAAATATAATGTCACGCTTGATCAGTGGGACTTTGGAACTCTAACGAGAACGGCGTGGATTAATCAATCCGTTCTTGGTCCGCCAATTGGTGCAGGAATATCGTCTCAAAACTATTACGTTTATCAGCACGAAACATCCCCAGACGCTGACGGGGCAGTAATGCAGTCGTTCTTCCAGACTGGATATTTTGCAATGTCTGACGCTGAAGTTAAGGTCTTTGTTGATCAGGTTTGGCCTGACATGAAGTGGGGATACTATGGTCAGTCGCAGACTGCTCACGTAGAGTTATCCTTTTATACTGCCGATTACCCAACAGATACGCCAAAGGTTTATGGTCCTTATGACTTAAGCACTGCGACGACATACATAACTCCGCGTTTTCGTGCACGTCTAATGGCATTAAGAATAGACAGCTCTCCTACTGAAATCGGGACTTTCTGGCGTCTTGGTGCTATACGTTACCGCTATGAACAAGATGGGAAATTCTAGTGGCAACGCTCGACGACACCCTCACAACACAAAAGAATGGCGTCATTGCCATCAACAACCTTAATCAAACGCTGACCACGTTTCAGAAAAACTACGCCTATGCAGTCGGGCAATATACTTCTGATGGCATATCAGCGACTGGGGCAATCATATCTTTATCAGCTGGAAGACTTGTAAGTATTAACACAATTGTTGCCGGCACTGGGGCGAGCGTGTTTTATGATTACCGCACTTATCCGACGATATCCGCCGCAAGCAGTTCAGGAACAGCGACAATTGGATACAGCGGCGGTTCCACAACTACTCCTACATTTGCAGCAACAGACACGGTGATTATATCAGGCGTTGTCCCTACAGGATTTAACACTACTCCCGGATCTACTACGTCTGTCTCCGCTTCTCCCGCGCCAACGACAACTGCCTTTTCTTTCACAAATAGCACGTCTGGCACTCAGACTGTTGCCGGCACTGTGTTTAATTTGAATACGGCAAATAAAATAGCGGCGGCCCCTACAACAATTGGCACGTATCAAATTGGCGCTCAATTCTCATACGGTCTTTACGTCGTTATCGGGACTGGACAGACAATCTCCATCACTTACTCGCTTGGTTGAGGTGACACATGCCGTTACTTAAAGGATCAAGCCAGAAAACAATCAGCAAAAATATTTCTGAGATGGTCAAGGCAGGCCATCCCCAGAAACAAGCAGTAGCCGCCGCGCTTAATCAGTCTCGCCAAAGACGTGCTATGGGCGGAGAAATATCAAATAAGATCCACGTCGGCCCCATACACAGTCCGGTAGCCGGTCGCACGGACCATTTGCCAGTAAATGTTCACTCTGGGTCTTACGTCATCCCCGCGGACATTATCTCCGCAATGGGTGAAGGCAACACAATGGCGGGGTTTCGTATCGCCAATGACGTGTTTGGGACGCAGCATGTTGGCGAAGAGCCGCCAGTAGAAGTTATCGTGGCAGGGGGCGAGTATGTTATTACGCCTTTTAATGTCTCTCGTATTGGCGGTGGGGATATTGATAGAGGCCATCACACACTTGATGACTTCGTTACAGATTACCGCGCAAAAACTGTTCAGACACTGAAAAAACTTCCAGGGCCAAAACGCGACTAAGGGGGAACGATGCCGCGAAAACCTATAGAAGAGGTAAAGATAAGAGTTGGCGTGCCGCAAGATGTCGACGGCGTCATGGAATTGGCGCTTATGGTGTGCAAGGAAAACGGAATTTTTAAGCCAAATGTCGATAAGATTTTGTGGGATATTTGGATGTCGCTGCACCAAGACCACGGCCTAGTTGGCGTCATTGGAAATCCTGGGGAGATGGTTGAGGGCTTCGTTTTGCTACGCGTGGGCAATATGTGGTATTCTGACGCTCCGATAATAGAAGAAAAGACAGTTTTTGTTCATCCAAAGCACAGGGGTGCAAGCGGCGGCAGGGCAAGAAAGCTTTGCGAATTTAGCAAGCAAGTGGCGGATGAGCTTGGAATGCCTCTCATTATTGGCGTGCTATCAACACACCGGACTGAGAGCAAGGTTAAGCTTTATGAGAGAGTATTTGGCGCTCCTGCTGGTGCTTTCTTCTTATACGGCGTAAAAACTGGGGACTGGCAGACACCAGTTATAGAAGCCCAGCAATAAGCGGAGAAAATGCATGTGCGGCAAGGGTAGCCAAAGTGGTGGAGGCCAAGGGGCTCTTGGATGGGGCGGATTAGCCCCCGCGCAGCAGGCCACTACAACGGCATCTCCGCAGGCGCTTGGCTGGTATAATCAGGCAATGGGCATGGCGCAGAATGCCGTTGCCCAGCCATACCAGCAGTTTGGCACTACGCCAGAACAATTTGTCGCGCAGTTAAATCCTACCCAAACCGGCGCTATTCAAAATATTACGAATACGCAAGGCATGGCGCAGCCGTATTACAATATGGCCACTGGCGCGACAATGAATGCCTTGAACCCTGCCTACAATACGGTTGGGAACTACATGAACCCTTACATGAACCAGGTTGTCAGCCCGGTTCAGCAGGCAGTTCAACAGCAGCAAGGTCAGCAATTAGCTCAACAGCAACAACAAGCAATACAAGGCGGCGCTTTTGGCGGACAGCGTGACGCCCTTACACGTGCGACGCTTATGGGTCAGCAAAACCTTGGATTAGGCCAAGCATTGAGCCCACTGTATCAGACAGGATACGGCCAGGCCCTTCAGGCTGCTCAGAACCAACAGCAATATGGCCTTCAAGGCGCGCAGCAGCTTGGCAACATCGGGACTGCCGCGCAGCAGGCGGCGCTTGGTCAAGCTCAAGCACAATTGGGGGCAGGCACTCTTGGCCAGCAAACGCAGCAAGCTGGCATCAACGCCCTCTACAATCAGTTCCAGCAGCAGCAAATGTGGCCATACATGCAGGCGCAGTTTCTTGGCGGACTTGCCGGCGGCCTTGGCCCGCTTACTGGTCAACAGACGTATCAAGCTCAAGCTCAAAATCCATTTGGCATGTTCCTGGCTCGTGGCGGTCGCGCCAAAGGCAAGGAGCGTATGGGCGGCGCTGTAATCGATCTAACGCCAGGTAAAGATTATTACCGCGGCGGAGTTGTCGGTCGTAAGGGATACAATCTCACTGGTGCCGTAGACACGGATCCTGCCGCGTTAGCCCAAGAACAAGCCAAAATGTATGAGGACATGGACAAGGCTGAGAAGGCTCAAGCGATGCCTACCGGCCAGATCCAAGGGTCTCATGGTTTAACGCCAGGCGGCCTTGGAGGCGGGAGCGGCGCTAAACAAGGAACGTCTCTTTCTGGTTTATTAGGATTAGCAGATCAGGCCACCAAGCTTGGTAAAGACCTTGGCATTGGTAGTTTGTTTAGTGGATTAGGCTCTGCGTCTGCACCGACAACCGCTCCTGCATATGGTGTTGTGGGGGCGGCTGGAAATATGGCTGTCCCAACTATTGGAACAGCGGCAGACGCCGCAGGTTCTGGTGGGATATTAAGTTTTCTTTCATCGTTACTTCCTTTTGCTCTAAAGGACGGCGGTCGTGTCGGCTATTACGATGGCGGATTAGTTGGCCGCCGTGGGTATGAAGGCGAAGGTTTTGTTAAGCCATCAGACGACGATTTCGAGCGAAATGTAGAGCAGACATTTAAGTTTGAAGGCGGACTGAACCCAAGCGACACGAACAAAACTCCGTCTATGTATGGCATCAATCAAGCCGCGCATCCGGGTATTGATGTTAGAAACCTCACCCGCGATCAAGCAAAAGACATCTACCGCAAAGAATACTGGCAAGGCATTAATGCCGATCAGCTTCCTGAAGGCGTTCGCGGCATGGCCTACGACACTGCAGTCATGGCTGGTCCGGGACGTGCGCGTCAGTTCCTAAAGCAATCAGGCAACGATCCTGAAAAGTTCATGGCGGCACGCGAGGCGTTTCTTAATAATTTAGTTGCTCGCGATCCTGAAAAATACGGAAAATACGAAAAAGCTTGGGCAAATAGAAATGAAGCACTACGCGGCGGTGTCGGAGACGCTCTTTCTAACTTGCCGCCAAATGCAAGAAGCTATTACGCTCAGGCAAATCTTCCTGAAGAAGGGTCGACAGTAAATCTTTCAGGAGGTGTTAAGCCATCTGAAGAAGGATTTGGCCTTAACCGTCAAACAGTGGTGCCGTTGCTTTCAGGTCTTGGCGCTGCACTTGAGGGGATGGTTTCGTCTCCGACCACAAGCCTTGGCGGCGCAATGCTGAGAGGCGCGGGTGCGGGTCTTGGCGCTGGCGCTAAGTCTTACATGGATGTCGGAAAACAGATCCCAGAGATTGAGAAACTCAAGGCTGAAGTTCCAAAACTTGCCGCTGAAACTAAAGAGCGCGAGAACCTCGCGGCACGCGCTGCGGCAGAGACAAAAGAAAAACTTTCTACTCTCTACGAGAAGCAGTGGGTGCCGAATGTTGGCTGGATGGTCTACGACAAGACGCAGCCATACAAGACGCCTGTTCAGATTTCTGACGCTGATGGTAATCCAACTAAAAACGTCGACGTTAATAAAATACCAACACGCGGCGGTGGTGAAAGAATTGAAGATATTGGCAAGAAGTCTCTTCAAGAAAAGGTTCAAGGAAAAGAGCGTAAAGTTGGTGACGCCATTGACTGGCAGCCGACGCTTGCCGCACCAAAAGACACAAAGATCCCTGGCGCTCTTAACATTGCAATGAGCGGCGATCTTCCTAAGCAGCAAGAAGCGGCTAAGAAAGAAGTAGAAGGGCTTCGCACAACATCGAAGGCAGCATTTGATCAGCTCTACCGTCTCGACGAAATGGAGCATCAATTTGATCAATTGCCTAAAGAGGCAAACTTCTTAGAGCCAGGCCCTGCATCTCAAGCAAGAACAGACCTTGCCAAGACTGCAAATGAAATAACGACAATGCTTGGCGGCCAGCCTTTGTTTGATCCAAACAATGTTGCGGCGGCAGAAGCCTTGTCAAAAGACACCACGCGTCTTGGCTTTGATGTCGCCAGATCTCTTGGCCACGAGCCAGGCTTCATTGTGCAGAGCGCGGTAAAAGCAAATCCTGGCATGGAAAATAGTCCAATTGCATATAAGCGTATTAGCTCAGGCTTACGCGAGGCTGCAAAGTATCAGCAAGACCGACTTGCGTTTATGGAAGACTATGCGGCGCGCTTTGGAACGCTTACCGGCGCTGACGCAACATTCAGAAAATTTAATCCTCCAGAGAGATACGTTAATCGCGCCATCCTTGAAGCAATCGACAAGGACGACATGGGTTACTTGAAGTCTTTAACAAAAGACCAAGTAAAATCCAGTAAAGGCGAAATTGATAAAATGTATGGTAAAGGCGTCGCGACGATCCTCCTTGGAGAAAAGTAATGGCAGAGGAAGAGAAGAAGGATTTTGTCTTTTCTCCGCCAAGCTTGCGGAGAAAGGAAGCCCCAACCCCTGCATTTGTTGAGGCAGAAAGAAGCGCGACCTCTACGCCTGAATTTAAGTTCAACCCGCCATCGGCGCGTAAGCCAACGCCACCAGGATTTGGTGAAGACATTGGCAAAGGGTTTGTATCTGGGGCCGCCAAGGGCGCAGTCGGCATCCCCGGAATGCCTGGGTCTTTGGCTCAGCTGTATGATATTGCCGGCGAGTATGGCACGCGCAAACTAGCTGAGGGCGCTGAGGCTCTTGGCCTTATACCGCCAACAAAAGCAGGCCAGCCGCAAACTGCCGAGCAGTTTATGGAAGCCGGCAAGAAACTTGGCCAGGAGTTCTACAAGCCGTCTGAGCGCGAGCTCGCCGGTGAAGTAACAACGATCGGTGGCCTTCCAGTCCCGACAGCTCACGGCATGCAGCAAGCAGCAATTCGCGCCGGCATGCCTGAATATCACCCACAAACACTTCCGGGACGTGTCGCAGAAGCAACAGGCGAGCTTACTGGCGGCTCTTTGGCTGGACCTGGAGGTATTGGCACCAGACTAGCCGCAGGCGCACTGGGCGGCCTTGGTTCAGGGATTGCAGGCGAACTAACGCATGGCACAAAGTATGAGATGCCTGCCCGCCTTCTTGGCGCGCTTCCTGGCGCCGCAGGCGCGGCAGGAATTTCTAAACTTCTTGAGGCACGGGCGGCCCCCGCTGTTGCGGAGCGCGCTAGTAAAATTGCGGGACAAGTCGCACGGGAAGCTTTTGCTGAGCCTGAAAAAGCGGCGTCGCGCTTAGAGACTGAGTTAACGCTACAAGGACAGCCAGGTCGTTACGTCGAAGAAGTGCAGCCAACAACTGCGCAAGTCCTTGGCGGTGGCGAGGCAAAGGCGCTTGAGACCAGGCTGGAAGGCATGGGCCGCAAGGAAGGTGAGGAAGATATTGCGCGACGCAAGGCGCAAGAGGCCAGATCGCTTGAGGCAACGACTGCCGCGGCTCCTCGCGTTCCTGGTGAAGTCGGAACGCACATTAAGCCAGTCGACATGGAGACTGCTGCCGGCCTTCCTCCGTCCTTAAACCCACAAGGCGACGCGGCAATACAAGTTAAAAATGTTGTGTCCGCCCTGGAGAAGCAAAAAGCAGAAGCAGAGAAGACCGCGTGGGCGCATCCCGGACTTCAGTCTGCCGCGATCTACAAAACAAAAACGATGAATGAGCTCGCCGACTTCATCAATTCAATGTCTCCATCAAAGCGCAAGGCTCTCGACGCTGACGCCATGTCTGTCGTTGAGGCTCTTAGCCAGACTGAAGGTAAAAACATTCCTCTCTTGCACTTTCAGGATCTTCGCTCGCAAATCCTTTCTGCGGCGCGCAGTGCTGGCGAGAAGGGTGATTATTTTACGCAGCACGCGAATAACGAAGTGGCAGCAAAGCTTGCTGAAATGCTCAACAACGAGAAGAATATTCTCTTTGGTGACAAGACAGGTGCTCAGCGTAATGCGTGGAACACGGCTCGCGCCGCGACAAAAGATTACCACGATACATTTGGTCCAAAATTCCTGTCGGAACTTGTGGCTGATATGCAAGGCGGTGGCGAACGTATCGCGGGTGAAGCTGTTTTTGACAAAATGTTTTCAGGGCCAAATGCCGCGCAAAACTTGCGCATGGTCCGCGAGCTCCCTGGCGTTAACATTGACGAGCCAACAACCAATTGGGTTATTGGCAAGTTAACGAAGAACGGCACGAACTTTAATGTGACGCCAAAAGACGTCCAGAAATTTATCTCTGATCCTAAAATGGCGTCAGTGATTGACGAAATTCCTGGGTTGCGGGGAAGGGTAGAGAATATTGCGCAACGTGCGGGTGAAAGCGT